GGACGAGGCGCTCGAGGACTTCCTCGGAGCATTAAAGGGGTAAAACATGGCAGACGGCGAAGTAAAAATAAACACCAAATTAGACACCTCGGGCGTAGATAAAGGCGTAAAAGACCTTAACAAAAAACTTGACGACGCCGGCAAATCCATAGACAACGCAGGCAAAAAAAGCAAGACATTAAATACAAACCTCGGCGGCATGAATAAAACCGCCCTCGCTACGGCGGGCGCCGTTGCTGGCGTAGCCGTGGCCGTAAAAAAGACTGTAGACGCCCTCAACGATTGCGAGGCAGCGTATAAAATACAACGCAACGCAGAAATAGCGTTGCAGCAGGCAGCAAAAAACAACCCATACCTTAACAACGAAAGCGTGTACAATCTGCGCAACTTCGCCAGCGAGTTACAATCTATGTCAAATATCGGCGACGAGGTAAGCCTCAAAGTTATGAGCCAGCTTGCCGCCACCGGCCGCAACGAAGAGCAGATAATACAGATTATGAAAGCGGCCGCAGATATGGCAGCCGTTACCGGCGAGGACATAGCGAGCGCCGCCACCAAATTAAACGCAACGCTCAACGGCAACGCCGGAATGTTAGGCCGACAAGTTACCGCTATAAACAACCTCACAAAAGAAGAACTCGAGAGCGGGCGCGCTATTGAAATCGTAGCGCAACAGTACAACGGCTCGGCTGCGGCTATGGCCGACAATACCGTACAGCTCGCGAACGCGTGGGGCGACTTCAAAGAAAACATCGGGCGCGGTTGGAGTAAAGTTACCGCACCCGTAAAACAATTTTTTCTCGACGTATTAAACGACATAAACGAGGCAACTAGTAAAACTCGGGATCTCGAGGACAAGGACGCCGCCAATCAAAAAGTATTTGATAAAGGCGCGAAAAACGTATCAGACGAAAACGAGGCGGCGCTTTACCAGCAGCAAGTAGACGTAATCGAAGAAAAAATAAATAAACTCAAAGAGGCGTATAACCTCGAGGTACAACTCGGAAACATGACCGAGGAGCAGGCACAAAAAGAGATTAAAAACGACCCGGAAATAAAACGCTATGAGGCGCAGCTTAAACGCGCAAGACGCAATTTGCAGACTGCGCAGGACGCACTCGCGCAAATAAACGAAGAAAAAAAACAAGCCGAGGCAGAGGCAACCGCAGCCGAAAAACGCGCAGCACAAGAAAGCCGCGACAAATCAGCAGCGGACTATATACAGAATAATAAAGCGGAACTCGCCGAGCGTATCGCCTCTATGGAACTCGAGGCGAAACTCACCGGGGAAACGGTAGACGCTGGCGAAATGTATAACGCCTATATGCAGAGTTACATAGACCTCGTTACCAAGTCAAACGGACTCGTTACCGAGAATAACACCGCCGCAAAAGAACGCCTCGCACTTCTCACTCAATGGGCGGAAAAAGCAAAGGACGCCGCCGACAAGGAAGAACGCCTCGCCTATGCGCAGAAAATGCAGGACGAGGCCGCCGCACTTCTCGCAACCGTGGACGGACTCGGCGAGGGCTCAATATACGACAAGTACGCGCAGCGCGAGCAGGAGTTACTCAAACTCAAACGCGACGTTATGGCCGCAGAAATTGAGGACGCAGAAAAGCGCAAGGCAGCGCTCGAGAAAATCGACGAGGAACTCGCAGCCAACCGCCGCCAGCTATGGGCGGGCGTGGCTAGTGAGGTAAACGGCTACGCGCAGCAAGTAAACGACATTATACAAGGCGCTGCAAAGCTGGCGCTCGAAACCGAAAACAACCGAATGCAGGCAGAACTCGACAACCTCGAGATAAAGTACCGCAAGGGCGAAATGGGCGAAGAGGAATACCAAAAGAAAGTTAGCGAGGCAAAGAAAAAAGGCGCCGAAATGCAATATAAAATTGAAATGGCACAATGGAGCGCTAATTTGCTTTCCGCTACATCAAACACCGCCGTCGGCGTAACGCAGGCACTCGCGCAGGGCGGCGTAGCGGGTATTGTTACCGGCGCACTCGTAGCCGCTGCCGGAGCCGTGCAGCTCGCCTCTATTATGGCTGCAAAACCGATTAAACACTTTGCTACGGGCGGCGTTGTCGGCGGCATGAACGGCGCGACAATGGGCGCGGATAATACAACCATAGCAGCGCGTAACGGCGAAATGGTATTAAACGCAAGCCAGCAGCGCGCACTATGGGACAAATTAAACGGCTCCCGGGGCGCTGGGGGTTCGGACGGCGTAAACGTCGTTATAAACAATAGCGCCGCTAATTTGGTGAGCGCACAGCCGCAGATAACACGCGGACAAATTGAACTTATGATAGACGCCCGCGTAAACGACGGACTACGAAACGGACGATTTGACGGCGGGCTCAACGCTGCAAGTGCTGGCATGAGCGGCGAGTATTACGGAATGTAAGGGGGCGAAATATGGCAGCATGGCCGGAAAATGTAAATAGCAAGTTTTACGGACTCGACGGCGGCGCGGTAGAAAACCGCGAGGCGACAAAATACAAGAGCGGGCGCGTTATCTATCACAAAATCAACAGCGCGCAGAAAGTAAACCATACCGTATTATTACGCCTCAACGACGCGATAAAAGACGGTAACGGCAAGACCGAGTTTACACGTTTTCTCGATTGGAACGAAACGACAAACGGCTCGGGCTCCGTACCTATCACCTTAACCGACATAGAAACAAAAACCGGCACAAAGGACTACTACGTACTCGTCGGAAATTGGAGCGGGCAAGCGTTTAAGGAAATCTCGCTCACGCTCGAGGAGTGCTAAGTTATGGGCGTATTTAAGGAACTTACCGAGGGCGGACTTTTTAATCTGCCGTTTTTACTCCACATCTACGACGACGATACACACATCTACATAATAAACGATAACGTAAGCCTCACATACGGCGGCCACACTTTCGCGGCTGCCTCGTTTGAATACCAGCCGAGCACAAACGGCGACGCTACGCTCGCGTGCGATATTTTCGACAAGCCGGAATTATTAAACTACATCAACAGAAACCGCGTTTTTAATTGCGACTTAATCGGCGTATATCGTGGCGGCGAAATTGTGCAGCTCGAAACGTACCGCCATAACTACGGCGAGGCTACGTGGGACGGCGTGAAATTCGAGATCAAGTTAAACGGCGACGACCGGGGAAATATGACATTCCCGGCGCTCATATATAACAGTTATAACAACCGCGGCGCCGTATGATTTATTACGAGGATTTGCTAACCGCAAAATACAAGCCACACGGACGCGGCGACGGCGGCTACGATTGTTACGGCCTCGTGCTGGAATGTTGCAGGCGCGCGGGAACTCCATTAAAAGACCCGTTTATAAAATACGAACACCTACCCGTCGGCGCAGAGCTGCCGTATATAAATGACTATAACAACATAAGGGAAATAAGCGCGCCGAAAGCTGGCGCCGTTGCGGAATGTAAGACCGGCGAAAACTTGCACGTTGCCTACATGGTAACATCACAACTCGCGCTCCACATCACCGCCAAAGGCTGCCGCGTTACGCATATACGCGCCCTTAACCCAATACGTTATTATGAGGTATTAAACAATGAAAGCGAATTTAATTAAGACACTTAAAAACAACGCCGAACTCGTAGACATAGAGGCAGGACGCAGCGCCCGCGCAAACTTCCCGGGTGTAGACTTTGAAAACGCCGTACTCATAATAAACGGCAAAATCTGCGAACCCGACACAATAATAAAAGATAACGACATTGTTACATTACGACAAATCCCGGGCGACCTCACAGAAACAAATTGGGCGGTATCAACTTTTATAATACCGTTCGGTTTTTTAATTCAGCCGGCGCAGCTCGCCGCCAAAGCAAAAAGAGAGGCAGACGAGGCCGCACGGGAACTCGAAAAAATTAAACGCCTCACAAACGCACAGAAAACAGAAATAGACAACCGCCCATTTTTACGCGGCGCTACTAATACAATCGCGACCGGCAAATCGCAGCCGTATTTCTGCGGCCGTAATTTTTTAACCCCGTACTTATTCTCAAAGCCATATTATAAAATCAGCGGCACCGACGGCGAAACGCAGGAAGTCTACAACATTCTCGAGCTGGGCTTTAATGGTATTGTTATAAATAAAATGGGTATAGGCGACACGAATATATTGTCGTTATCCGGCAGCACACCGCAAAACGGTGTATATAATATTTCAAGCGGAATATTCGCTAACGGACAAGTTGAAATAAGACAGAACGGCGACGCGTTTAGCACGCTTACACAATTAAATACAAAAGTAAACTCGAACGTAATTAACCGCGAAATACCGCCCGAATACAAGGTTACACGCGGCGAGTCCGAGCGCCTAGTAATTTCACTTGATCCGAACGCCCTTGACGTCGAGGTTTGTATAAACTTTCCGTACGGCTTATACCGCTATAACGACGAGGGCGAGCGTACTATTTCTTCGATTATAATTACGCCGGAGTATTCTCTCGACGGCGGCAGCACATGGACGGAGTTTACATTTGCAGGCGCAGACCCGCGCCCGTGGTGGTGGCCGGCAATTTTGCCGTGGCCTAATAACGCATGGGCTCGAAGTACAACAAAATCGCTGCGCTTTGTCGGTAGTAAAGCATTTACACTTGTAGACTATACCACACTCCACAATAACGGACAAAATAATATTTTAGTACGTGTCCGCAGCAACGCGGACGACGACCAAAAAGCCCGTTGTGATTGTTACGTATATTTTTATCAATCAAAAATCTTCGACCCGCTCAAATCTTCCTCACCGGCGGGCGTGCTCAACGACTCCGGCGCGGCTGGGCTTGTCCCTTGCTTAAACGTAGAAACACGCGAGCGCGGCGTGTCGTGTATTGCCGGTTTGAAACTTGTAGCAAACGCAAACAATCAAGAAAAACTCACACAGATAAACATAATAGCCACCAGCACCGCCCGCACATGGAACGGCAGCGCATGGAGCGAAACAAAAACCGCAACACGTAACCCCGCCGCTATTGCGCTCGAAATCCTCACCAGCGACACGCACCCGGCAAGCCGTTACGCCGACTCGGAAATCGACCTCGACGCGTTCGGCGCGCTTTATGAGTATTGCGAAAATAACGATATTTGCTTTGACTATGTAATAACACAAAATCAGAAAAAAGACGCGACACTTCAGATTATAGCCGACGTTTGCGGCTGCGCTTTTTATAAGGACATTTACGGCCGCCGTAGCGTAGCAATAGACCAAGCGCAGGAAAACGCCGTAGCCGTATACAATCCGCAAAATATAATTAGCCTCACAAATAAAAAGACATTCGCCCGCCGTATAGACGCGCTGCGTATTAAATACGTAGACAGTGCAAACGACACTTACAAAGAAAATACGTACACAGTAACACGCCTCGAGAACGGGCAGCCGGTAACAATTAACGAAAACTCAATAATTAAAGAAATCAACGCGACCGGCATAACACGCCAGCCGCAAATAGTAAAATACGCCCGCCGCCTCATGGCCGTAGACGAGCTGCGCCCGGTAACTACTACGCTCAAAATCGGCGCCGAGGGCGTATACTTCACACCATACGCAAAAATCGGCATACAAGACCCGAGCATTAACCGCGACGCGCAGGACGCCGTAATCGCTGGCGTAACGTATCAAGGCGGCCTCTTAAAGAAAATCACACTTAAAAACCCGGTAACGTTTACCGACCCGCTCAAACTCTACGGCGTAGTCATAAACACCACCAGCGCAAACGGCGCAAGCCCACTCGCGCTTAAAGTAAGCGGCACCGGCACAACTCGCGAGCTGGACGTGCTCACCACATACAGCGCAAGCGCAACACATCAACCCGAGGCAAATAACGTCGTGTCGTTTGGAGAACTCGACGAAAACGGCGAGTTTACAAAGATAACTCACGAATACGTTATTACCCGCATAGCGCGCACAGAGGGCGGCTTTAATCTCGATTTGCAGGAATACAACGAGGCAATTTACAACCCGGGCGTTATTCCCGCATACAAGCCGCTTATAAACAACACACCGACACCAGCAGCGGGCGAGATCCCGCCGGACTCGGTAACACACGAGGAACTCGACGAGGCCGTAGCGGGTATTACCGTAGACAACGTGCAGGCTGCCGTAGATACAATACAAAACGGCTACCGCTTTACAAATATTTACAACGTGCGCCCGGTAGAGGACACGCTCGAGGAAATCGTCGCAAAACTCGACGACGAGGCACGCAACCGCTCGGCTAGTATTTCCATAACCGAGGACGAAATCCTCTTGCAAGTGCAGGACATGGAGCGCGAACTCGTTGGACTTATCGACATACAAGCCGGAGCCGTTACGGCGCTCGTAGAGGGCGGCGGCGCTACGGGACAAATGAGCCTCTCGCTTAACTTGCCGGTTATGATAGACGCCACAAAACGCGCGCAGCTTATAGCAGCCTCGAGCGAGGCGAAAGTAAACGCCGTTTACGCGCTCGTAGACGGTACAACATACTACGGCATAAAGCCGACAGCCTCAAACGCAGCCGTAAAAGCATTGTGGGACGACGCCGTAGCGGGTGGACTTCTTGCAAGTCAAATCGAATTGAGCGCGGATCAAATCTACCTCGACGGCGAAGTAATCGTAAACAACGACAATAAAATTAAAGCCGCTTTAATCGACGCTGAAAATATTCTCGCGACCGATATTGCCGTAAAAGACAAAGGCGTTATACACTCGGATAACTACAACGGCGTTATAGACACAGAAACCGGCGAAATAGACCCGGAGCACTATGGCTCGGCCGGTTGGGCTATCGACCACGCAGGACACGCCGACTTCGTAAACATTAACGCGACCGGCGGAAGATTTAACAACATAAATTTGACGGGAAGTATAAGTAATAGTAATGTAGAATGTGTCAAAATTGACGCTCATAGCGTATATATTCCACTAACAAGTTATTTTATGGGGTTTGTAACTGTAACTACGAGGTTAAACGGCGCGGGAATAAATAGTAATACAACTCTGAGAGCGTTCATTGTTACTGAAAGCAGAGATTATACTTCAAGTACGGGCAGATTAACAATGAGTGGCGTAGCACTATATAAAAACGGTGTAACGATAGGGCAATATGAACCATCAACGCCGGGAATACTATCGAGAACAACTTATATAAAACTTACATTTAACGAAAGTATAGAAGATACGGCGCAATTTAGAATTTGGGTTAATATTTCAACGCTAGGCTATTATTAATATCTCACCTCGACCGGCTCCCACATCTGCGGCAGTTTGCACACCACGCGAGCCCGTGGACTATCGCCGAGCCACGCCCGGAATTCGTCCACATCTGCCACAGAAAACACGCCGGACTCGTACACCGTACCCGTAGCGCCTACGCGTCGGTTAGGGCTTTTTATCATGCACTTTCGAGTATCGCCCGCGCCGTTGATTATTTCCACGCCCTCAATAAAAAGCCAGCCGTTGCCGTCGTACATATATGACACGAGGCAGGACGCGCCCGTAAACTTTATAACTATCTCGGGATTGGGGCGGCTGGGAGTGTAGACCGGCTCCGGCTCCACGTTATCACTTGCGCAGGACACCAGCGCGAAAAGACAACACAACAGAATAAAAACGTATTTTTTCATTTTGCGACCTCGTGCTAAAATTACCACGCCGCGCCGATAATGACAATATGAGAGGACACAAAACGCCCGCCGTGGCTTTTATAACCCGGCTTATTTACACCAGCTCGCGCGACGACTTCGCCGCGTTTCTCGCACATTCGCCGCTCACCACACACGAGCGCGAACTCGTTTTACTGTACGCAGACGGCGCACTCTACAAGGAACTCGCCGACCGCTACCACATCACGCCCGCAGCAATCTACGCGCAGAAACGGAAAGCCTACGAAAAACTCGCTCAATATTATCTCACGAAAACGTGATATTTTATTGTCAAGCGTTGTATATATCTATTTATTTGTTGTACGTTTCTCTACACTCCCACGTAAAATATGACTTTTAATTATTCTCATAGTGTCTACAAAAGTAGACTAGTAGACAGAAAACGGCGTTTCGCTCACTTTCGCTACGTTTCGCTCGTTTTCGCTCACTTTCGCTACAAGTCGCTACATTTTGCTATATTTCGCTTTGTTTCGCTCGAAGTCGCTCAATTTCGCTCTTCTGAATAGAATAGAATTGAAATGAAATGAATAGAAATGAATAGGAGTGAATTATATATAGCGTTTACACGCTGCGCTAAAGCGCCCACCCGCGCCCTAGATTTGGACTAAAAACAGACTACGCGCTCACCTCTTTAGCGTAGG